CAAAAATCGACCAAACCCTTCCTGTTGGAAGCCGAGCCTCGCCACTTGCTTGATGGCTTTGTAGTTGCCCGGCTCCACGAGCGCCGTAATGCGCTTCGCGCGCGTGAACGCCGCCTTGAAGATCGTCTTTAAGAGACGACGGGTCATGATCCGCTGGTCGGTGATGGCGCAACTCAGATGCCAGTCGAACCAGTTGCGCGGCTCCATGGTGAGCACGCCGACGACCGCGTCATGGTCATTATAGGCGGTGACGCAGAGCCATTCGCGCATGTCGATATGGCCGAAAGGAATGCCGGTTTCAGCCTCCAGAAACTGGGTCGCCTCGGGGGTCAGCGGTGCGGCAAAGGAGAAATGGAAGGCGCTCATCCGAATGCACCGCCAGTCTCATAGAGTATGTCGAATCCGGCGATAGAAAACTCGCAATTGACGACCGACACCTTGACCCGTGGGGCGCCGACCCGGCCGATGGCGGAGACGCCGTTCTGGAGCCGGGTCGAGGTCGGCTGCTGGGCCCAATAGTCCACGTCCCAGGTGGCGACATCCCAGGTCGCACCCGTAGCGCCGAGCGAGACATCCGGCTGATTGAAGGGCGGCGAATAGTCATAGTCGACGCGAATATCAACATAGGGTTTAGCCACGCCATCGGTGATGATGTAGGGGCTAATCATCTTCCACTGCTTGATCGCCGAGGAGTCATAGGCGCTGAAAGTCAGCTGCATGTCGGCGACGATCGGCCGCCCGTCGTCGGAAAGCGCATCGAGGCGCATCTCGTAAAGAATGCCGTCGTCGGAGCCGAGCAGCAGCCGCCTGGCGATCCACTGCCAGCAGCGTGCCGGGACGTTCGACCAGCTACACCAGACCGGATCCGGCATGAAGCGGACCATTTGGCGATAGACGTTCTTGCCGCCGGTCGGAAAATTGCAGATCGCCCAGCCGGCATGGTAGTTGAGGATCACTTGCCAGCCGGGCAGCGAATGCTTGCCGTGGGTCAGTTCGGAGAACATATCGGAGACGTTCTTGTCGGTCGTGCCCAGCTGCTCGGACTCGGCGCGCAACAAGGTCGACATCGGCACCAGGCCGGTCGAAACCATGACGTACAAATCCCCGCCATAGTTGATCAGCGATTTCATGCTCATCGGCGCGTCGAACTTGAAGATCCCGGTCAGGGCGAAATCGCTGTCGGGATCAGTACCGTTGTAGATCACCGCCTCGCCATTGGAGGACAGCAACACCAGCTGGTCCTCGGTTCCGGCGCCGCCGTCGAGCGTCCAGCTGGCCATCGCCTTGATCCAGCCGCCCCTTCTGAACACCGCATTGAGCGGCAGCATCTTCAGTTGCCCGCTCTTCGATTGTATCGGCAGGTAATAGACCGCGAGGTTGCTCTTATCGGCGAACCACAAGCGGTTCATGTGGCTGAGCACGGTGTGAAATTTGTTCACATCGACCCAGCTTTCGCCGACCGGCGCGGTGATAGTTTCGGGAAACACGCTGCCGAGCGGATCGACCGTAACCCCGGTCGTCTGCGGCCCGCTAGCCGCCGAGGTATTGACGCCATTGAGTGTGAAGGTGTTTGCCGGGGAGCCGACAGAACTGATTTGATGGGTGCCGTTGGCGGCGGCGTGGGTGGCATCGGCGCCGGCAATGGTGACCATCATGCCGTTTGAATAGCTGCCGATCTGGCCGGCAGTGACGGTGACGACTGCGGGATTAGAATTCGACAGGCTGGTGACGGCGTGCGGGCTGGCCGGGTCGGGCCTTGAGCCGCCATCCCAGGAAAAGACGCCGTTCACGCCGTTGACCATGACGGTGTAGTCGGCTTCGCCGAGGTTCGAAAACGCGGTCCAGTTCCACTCATTCGAGCCGAGGGTGCTGACCAGCGGCACGCCGCTGGAGGTGTAGAGTTGGCCGCCGGAGGCCAGGAGGAAGGTGTCGGCATCGCCGTAGAAAGGAATGATGGTCTCAATCGGCGTGCCGGCGGCCAGCGTCAGCTGCTTGGTCAGGCCTGGCCGCACCGTGACCCGGTCCTTCTCGACAATCCAGTTGTCGAGGATCGAAGCGGTCAGCGCATCGCCCTGGACCATCGCCGAATTGACCGACAGGCCTTTGATCGGCGCCTGCAGATGCTTGACCTTGGCGGCATCCTTCTTGACCCGGATCGGCTGGGCCTTGGTGGCGTAGCGGGTGGCGCCGAGCCTCACTGGATGCGCCCCCCGTCGCTCTCGCTGTAGAGGTCGAGCACCTTGTTGTTGGCACGCCCCGCCAGCTTGTTGATGCGGGTGGCGAAGTCGCGCATTGGCTCGCCGAATTCGAGCCCCTTGGCGGCCAGGAAGCGGAATTTCAGCCCGGCCACCGCCAGGCGGCCGTCGAACAGGATCACGTCGGTATCGGCGGTCGGCACGGTCTTCTTGGTGATGCCGTCCGCGCCGACCAGCCAATAGCCGTCACCGAGCGTCTCCTGGTAGGGTTCCTCATCGAGCACTTCGTCAGCGACGGCGCTAAGCAGCGCCGTCATCTGGACGATATCCTGGTCAAGCGATCCGACCGCCTGGCTGACCGGCCGCTGGGTGATGCCGATCTCTAGGCTGGCCTGGGATACGGCATCCTTGACGGTGAGCAGCGCCATGGTCAGGCCGCCACTCTGCCCTTGAGGGCCGACAGCATCCCGTCCTGCGCCTTGATGGTGCCGCGCAGTTCGTTGACCTGCTCTTTGAGCACCGCGATCTCGGCGTCGCGCTCGCGGATCTTGACCTCGAACTGACCGAGTTCGGAACTCAACTCGATCATCGCCTTGGCCCGCTGCGCCAGTTCGCGCAGTTCGCCCGGCATCTTGTCGGCGCCGCCGCCGCGCTCGCTGTATTTGGCCAGCGCCTCGACCGTGTAGATGTCGCGCGCCGATAGCATCTTGACCATGGCGGCCGACGCGGCCGGCCACAGCACCAGCGGAAAGCCTTCTTCCTGAGGGATGTTGGCGGCCTTCTTTTCCTTCTCATAGAGGCGGAAGGCCTCGGCGTGGGTTTCGTAGTCGTCGGGCTCGACCTCGCGCGTTTGCAGCGTGTAGGGCGGCACCGACAAGGTGATCATGAGTTTCGGCACGTAGCGGGGCAGCCCGTCCTCGCTCAATCCATCCGGGGCATAGCCGTCGAAAAAGGCGGCGAGGGCTTGGGTTGGTTCAGGCATTCGTTGGTTCTCCTTTGGCTAACGAAAGGGGGAGTGGGGAACCGGGTTAGCCGCCGGCCCGCCACCCCCTCAGCCGCCGCGCCGCCCGACAGGACTCAGCGCGGCAGCAGTGGTAGTAAATCCAAGTAAAAACTCACGTTCCAGTGGCCGTCAGCCTTCCTTGCATAGATCTATTGGATAGAGTGAGAGCACCCATAAAGGCTAAATGCCGCGTAATTGCATCCATATCTGGAGATTGCTCCGGCAAGTCGAGTTGCTCGAAGTTTCTACCAGAATACACTTCGAATTTGAGGTACTTAGTATTTAAAAAGTACGCCCCGGTCAGCCCGGTTGCCGCTCCATCGAATACAATAGTCGCAGACTTATATTTCAGCGTCTCGAAGCCAAGCCCACCAAGCTTGGCGTCTGTATACCGCTGATTTTCCTGCAGGCCGCTCTCGTAGGTCGAGTAGATTTCGGCGTCGGCGGCGACCAAGTCGGGATGCTCGGTGCCCCGGATCAATTTCATCCACAACGCATTCATCGCCGCCTTGAGCGCCGGATACTGCAGACCGGTGGCGCGGGTGACGACCTGGAACTGGTTCATCCAGAAGGGCCATTGGCCGGGAGGCGTCGGGCCGGCAACGATGCCGCCGACCGTGCCGAGGCCATCGGCGGTGACCATAGCTTTAAGTCCAGCGAAAGACTTGGCAACAGTCCCGTCTCCATAAACGGCCTTGGTAATATTGTTCTTCATAGTAGCTTCAGCGTTGTCGACCTTGCCTTCCAGCAAGTTCATTACCCTTTCCTTGCCTTTGTTCTTGGCAAGGTCAGGACCACTGAGAGTAATCGACGCTACAGCATTCGCGGGAGCGTAATCGGCCTCGGAAATGGTTTCCTTGACCGCGCGGGACAGTAATTCAGTGCCGGAATACCAGGCAAAGGTTTCCTCCGCATAGGTCAGCGGGCAAGCGATTGCTTTGCCACCGTCGATAATACGGATGCGATTGCCTTCGCGCAGCATCGCCGTGATGGCGTTGCTGTTGGATACATTGTCGGCGAACTCTTTATGGTAGTTATTGAGGGTAGTGGTGACTAGCTGGGTGACTGTAGGTTCAGCCATTGGAGGCTCCTGAGAGTTCAGAAGCCGACCTCGTCAGCCGACGCTTCCAACGCTGCCCGCAATCCCTTCGCCTCGCCGTTGGCAGCCGGCTGGCTGCTGACCCGCGAGGTCGTCCCGCGCACGTTGGAGCGCGCCGCCTGGCGGGCTCGTTCTTGTGCGTGGCGCTGCTGCACACCGTTTTGCTGCTGTGCGATCAGGCGCGCGCGGATTGACGGAGTTCGCCAGCGTGCCTCTTCGTAGGCCTGCCGAATGTCCAGCTGCGGATTGAGCCGGTACATTTCGATCAATGCCGGAAGCGCTTCGTCGAAATCCGGCCGCAGGCGGTTGCCCGCTGCGTCCGTCTCGTCGCCGAATTGATCCACGGTCCATCGGGTGGCCCTGAGAGACTGAGCCTGCCGCTCTTCAGCGGTCTGGCTCTGGATACGCTGGATCTCTCCCCGGAGAGATTGCGTTTCGTTGAGCGCTCGGCCGAGAGTATCGGCAAAGTGACGGATCACCGGATCCTGCAAGTCCTTCTCGGACAACTGAGGGCCCGGTGGGCTCTGACCGTTGGATGCTGGGCTCACCAGCCCCATGCGATCGGCCAACTCTCCGAGCAGCTGACTGCGGACCTGGGGATTGGGATCCATGGCCCGACGGTGGAAACCTGCCCACTGCGAGATCGCGTTGAGCGGGTCGACACCCGAATGCTGCAACGACCCGGCAATCACCGGATCGGAGAAAATCGGCGCCAACGCAGAGGCAAACTGAACTGCTCCGCCAGCGGCCTGCACCCGGCGCTGGTAATCGCCCTCCATCTCAGAATGCCGGCGGAGCAGGAATTCCTGCGCCTGTTGCGGCAACGCCTGAAAGGTCTGGCGGTCCTGCGCGCTCCAGTTGGCGGGGGCCTCGCTGCTCGCCGCTTGCGCGGGCTGGGTGGGGCTGTCCGGCTGCTGGGGTGCCGTAATCTTATCGTCGGGGCTGGGTGGCTCAGGAGCCGCTGCTTCGCCCGGATCCTGCCCTTTCGAGCGGAATCGACCGTATTCATCGCGCGGTTGGCCGGAGTCGTCAACCTCACTGCCATCATCATCGTCGTCGGGCGCGTCCTCGACCACCTCATTCCAGGCGGCCTCGGCGGCGTCACGCAGCGATTGGCGCGGCTCAGCTGTCGGGGATTCCACCCCATTGTTCGGGGAGTTGTCGCTGTCGGGCATTGTCCTTGTTCCTCTGTTCGAACGGTCGTGACGGAAGGTCACGCCGATCGACTGCCCCACAGCGATCCATGTCGCGATCCCGCTCGCGCCACGAGGTGATGGCTTGGCCCGTCACCGGGCTTTCCATCTCCTCGAAGCGCGAAAGCATCGGGGTCGGAAAGTCAGATTCTCTTCGTCGCGCGGTCGGTCGCTTTTCGACTATTTGACCATCGCGAAACACATACCTCATGCGACCGGGGCGCCTCCGGCCAACTGGCCGCCCGCGCGCAGGTTCTCGATGTCCTGGCGTTCGCGGTTCCGTTCTTCGACCTGTTCCTGCTTGGTGTGCGCCTGGTCGAGCACCCATTGCCGGAGATCCGGCGCACGGCCCTCGGGATAGGGCACGGTCGGCTCGATCTGGACGATGTTGGCAATTGAGACAGCCATGTCGACCCCCAATAACTCGGCCTTCTCTTCCTGCGTTTTCGGATAGTAATCGACGTTCGACACCGTCACCCCGTCCGGGTTGGCGGTCGGCTCGTGGTTTTCGCCCTCGACCCATACGTCCTCGGCCGGCGCGCCGGCCGCCGGATGGTTGGCCGGGTCGGTCGGGTCATAGGCGGCCCGGTTCGGAGTGTCGACCATTGAATCCCCCTATGCCGGAATGATGTAATTCGAGGAGCGGAAGGCGGCCGGCGTCTCGGAAGTGTCGACGGATGGGTATCTTTCGGACGGTGCGATGATGCCGCGCGAGCCGTGATAGTCCTGGGTCACGTCGACAGCCATGGTGGTGCCGATCGCCGCCGCCTTTTCGGCCTGCGTGTTCCAGCCCTGGCCGCGTGACGGATCGGTCGAATTGATGGTCCCGGTCTCGCCGTCATTGCCGGCAGCTGCGCCGACATTGGCGACGCCGCCATTATAGGTGATCGACGGGACATAGGCCGGCAAAAGCATCGCCGGGGTCATCACCCTGGCCGGGT